AAACTAATGAACGTGCTCGTATTATGGAAGAACTACTAACTCCGCTAAACGAAAGTAAAGCAGGCGTTATGAAGAGCCTTCTAGAAAATGTGCAGACTACTCGCTTACAGTCTGCATTTGAAAAGTATTTGCCAGCAGTTTTAGCCGAAGGTAAAGTTACTAAGTCTGAAAAAACTACACTAACTGAATCCAAGAAAGAAGTTACTGGCGATAAAACCGTTACAACAAAAGCTGAAGTTGCGCAAGACGACAACATCATCAGCATTAAAAAGTTGGCGGGGCTTTAATCTAAGTTGCAATTTGGAGATTATATAAAATGTCACAAGAACTATTAGAAAGCCGTTGGAGCGAGACCAAAGAAGCCCTACTAGAAGGCCTAGCTGGTTCTCGCCGCAACACCATGGCAGCAGTATTAGAAAATACTCGCGGCCATTTAACAGAAAGTGCAACCGCAGGTGCAACCGCATCTGGTAACGTTGCTACACTTAACCGTGTAATTTTACCAGTTATCCGCCGTGTAATGCCAACCGTTATTGCTAACGAAATTGTTGGTGTTCAGCCAATGACTGGTCCAGTAGGTCAGATCCACACTCTACGTGTGCGTTACGCTACTACAATGAACGACACTTCAGGTACTAACACTGATACCACAGCAGGCGAAGAAGCTCTAAGCCCATTCAAGATTGCTACTGCATATTCTGCTGGTACTGGTGCTACCCAAGCTGATTACCGTGGTGGTCCAACAGCTACTCTAGAAGGTACTGGCGGCCGTTCAATCAGCGTACAAATTCTAAAGCAAACAGTCGAAGCTCGTACACGTAAGTTACAAGCTCGCTGGACTTTCGAAGCTGCACAAGATGCACAAGCAATGCATGGTCTAGATGTTGAAGCAGAAATCATGGCTGCACTAGCTCAAGAAATCACTGCTGAAATCGACCAGGAAATCCTATACAGCCTACGTTCATTAGCTGCACAGGACTTCACATACAACCAAGCCACTGTTAGTGGTACTGCAACTTTCGTTGGTGATGAGCACGCAGCTCTAGCAGTTCTAATGAACCGTGCTGCTAACCAAATCGCTCAACGTACACGTCGCGGTGCTGGTAACTGGGCAGTTGTAAGCCCAGCAGCACTAACTGTTCTACAGAGTGCTACTACTTCAGCATTTGCTCGTACTACTGAAGGTGCTTTTGAAGCTCCGACTAACACTAAGTTTGTTGGTACACTAAACAGCGCAATGAAGGTATACGTTGACAGCTATGCTAGCGACACCCAAGCTGTACTAGTTGGCTATAAAGGTTCTTCAGAAGCAGACGCAGCAGCGTTCTACTGCCCATACATTCCATTGATGAGCAGCGGCGTTGTACTAGATCCACAAAACTTCGAACCAGTTGTGAGCTTCATGACTCGTTACGGATATGTTGAACTAAGCAACACTGCTTCTTCGCTAGGTAACGCAGGCGACTACGTCAGCGAAATCGGCGTAAGCAACCTATCGTTCAGCTAATAGTTTTACTATTACTAACAAAAAAGCCCCGCAAGGGGCTTTTTTATTGAGTGTACATCATAAATAATATTGTTCATAGTAACTTATGCAGTTTTGCCACTGCGTATGGCCTAGAACGTCACATTAAGGAGAAAACAAATGGCAAGAGCATTAAAAACACAAAAAACCAACACAGTTGATTCTGGTTTTCCATGGGTTGATCTGTACAATATTGGCGTAGTTGGTGGTAACACTGCATTAACTGGTGCACAAATCAAAACTCGCGTTAAAATTGGTTCTGCTTCTGAAGCAGACGGTTACATTATTCGTCAGAAAGGTGCCAAGAAGTTTTTGGTAACTGACGCCGCTAGCGTAAGTGCTGGTAGCTTTGTTGTCGGCCAATCATATATCGTTTTGACAGCAGGCAATACTGATTTCCAGGCAATTGGCGCTGATGCATCCTATGCAGCAGGTACAATTTTTACTGCAACTGGCGCTGGTACTGGTACTGGCACAGCAGCTCGCGTGGGCACATGTGTGCTGAGCGATCTGGCAGATGGTAGCTTGACCGCAGATACCATGACTGTGTCTGTTATTGAAACAGATTCAGGTGTAATTCGTCTGGCACGTATCAGCAACAAATGGGGCGTCGGCTTCGATGGTGTACAACGTGCATTATCATTCACTGACTTTGCTGATTCATCCGTGGGCACACAAGCTGAAACTATTAAATCAGGTACCAAAGATCTGTACGTGGAAATCGTTCAGGTTGATAACGATTATACCTGGGGTTAATATTTAATTAACGTTAAGATAATTTTACTTGACTAATATCCCTCTAAGATACATACACTTAGAGGGATTTTTTATGACTGCATTTGTGCTTGGCAACGGCGTTAGCCGAAAAGGGATTAATTTATACAAACTGGAAAATCACGGTGATATCTACGGATGCAATGCTCTGTATCGTGAGTTTACACCAACTGTGTTAGTAGCAACTGATCCAGGAATTAGTCGTGCAATTCAGGAATCTGGATACGCACAAAATAACAGATTTTATACACGTCGACCATTTTCAGACAGTGGCGCACACGCATTGGATGCCAAATACAAAGGCATGAGCAGTGGCCCCAACGCTGTTAATCTGGCTGTGAAAGACAGCCACAAACAGATATTTTTGTTGGGATTTGATTTTGGCAGTGTTAATGGCTTGTTTAACAATGTTTACGCAGACACCGAATTCTATAAAAAATCCACAGATAAGCCCACATTTGGTGGAAATTGGATGAATCAGATCAAACAAATCATGCACGAAAATCCAGACGTAATTTTTACCAGAGTGGTCAATGGTTACAGTCAACAATTTAACATTGATTGGAAGAGTTGCCGAAATTACACCGAGATACCAGTGGACCAGTTTCAGGATGAGTATAAATACACATAAAGGAACTAATCTATGTCGCTCACAGTTAAACGTATCACTGGTGATTATGAAATTCAGACAGTTAATCTGGCTGGTAGTACTGAAAACCAGATTATATTTACAACAGACCAAGTGTTAATTCGCGGTGATTTACAAGTTACTGGAGATTATAACACAACGACAGTTACTGAAAGTAACCTTTCACTAAAAGACAGATTTATTTTACTTAATGAAGGTGAAACAGGATCAGGTGTAAGTGCTGGAACATATTCAGGCATTGAAGTTGACCGTGGCAGTTTGGATAAATCTGTTTTTTATTTTAATGAAACCACAGACAAATGGGTTATTGGCACGGTTAACACATCAACTGGTACTGTAACTGAAATTGGCGATGTATTGACTACTGGTGCTGGTGGCGGGTTAACAGATGTAGTTGATGATATTACTCCACAACTGGGTGGTGATTTAGATGTTAACAGTCAATCAATTGTTTCGGTATCTAACGGCGACATTGTGCTTGCTCCAGATGGTACCGGTACTGTCAAGATTGAAAGCACAGAACTAGCATTTGATAAACTAGCAAGCGATCCAACCGCACAAGCAGATTATAACTTGCTGTACCACAAAACAGAAGGTTCTGGCGGAACTGGTTTATATTTTAAAACGAGTTCAACTGCCGACGAACTTGTATCAAAAGCAAAAGCAATCGTTTACGGTATTATTTTTTAAGGATTAAACAATGGCAATAACAACAGCAACAGTAGCACAAACTACCCCAGCCGCAGTTTACACAAGCAGCGGTAATACTGCTGTAACATGGGCAACATTTACAAATTATATTGGTTCAGCGGCAACCTTAACACTACATATTGTTCCAAATGGTGGCAGCGCAACAGATCAAAACATGATTTTAGACGCAGAATCTATTGTAGCAGGTGATACATTAAATTTGTATACAGCCGGCGAAAAGATTTTACTTGAAAGCGGCGATGCAATTTATGCTGCTTCAGATACCGCTACCGCAGTTAACGCAGTTTTTAGCTATACGAGTATCTAATTAACGTGCCAATTGGACAGTTTCTCAAAAATAGACGAACTGGTAACTCTAGACAGGTTGTAATTCCGTCTGGGCCTGGTTCTGACAGACCAGATGAACCTATTTTTGGTAGTTTTAGATTTAATACAACAGCAGGTACACTAGAAGTATTTGACGGGAGTGCCTTTAAGTTGCTTGCTGTTGAAGGATTAACAAATGTTGTAGTTGACGACTTTACAGGTGATGGATCAACAGTAGTGTTTGGATCAATGACAAATACTGTAACCAGCGCAACAGATGTTCTAGTATTTGTTGGCGGCGTGTATCAAATACCAACTACAAATTACACAGTTGACGGTAGTTACGATATTACGTTTACTACTGCTATTCCAAATAGTGTGCCAATTAACATTATTCATAACTTGAACTCAACGACGGTATAATATGGCTATTAATAGAATTACCGCAGCAATGCTAGGCACTACAAACTTAGAACAAAGTGACTACATTCTAGCGACTGACGGCAGCGGTAATTTATACTGGACTGATGTAGGTTCTGTGTCAACAGGACACGACATTACGCTAGGAGATCCATCAGATACGTCTCTATTCCCTCCAGGAGCAATTAATAATTGGCAAAATTCAACAGTTGTTACGGATGCAATCGACGACTTAAATGAATTAGCAGCAAACATAATAAACAATACTGCTGTTGCTAATGTTGATTTTACTGCAAGTCCGACAGCAGGCGGTG